CATTCGCTGATCGTGTTGGTAGCACACAAGCAAATCGTCAAGAATTCCTTGATGGTGGAGCACAGACACTAGGTAATGCACGTACAACTCGTGTACTTGGTGTAGATGTTCTTGAGGTTCCTTACTACCCTGCAGGTTATGTTGATTTAACATTCCCTCAGAACCGTGTATGGGGCTTCCAGAGAGACATCACTGTAAACCGTGAATACAAGCCAAAGAAAGACACAATTGAATACACAGTATTCGTACGCTTTGGTATCCAATGGGAAGAACTAGATGCAGTCGCTTATGTTGACTCAGATAGCGCTGATTCCTAAAATATAACAATCACGTACTAGGGAGGACGGCATAAAAACCGTCCTCCTTATTGTTATTCTGGTATAATTACAAATGAGTACAGGAGAATTATGAATACAACAATGGAAGAGTTATCAACAAAAAGCGTACTAGCATTAAAATCATATGCTAAAAAAAATAATATAGAACTTTTTGATGCAAGCACTAAACTTGAAATATTAGAAATTATTGCCAGTTGGTTTCCACCAGAAAATAAAGAAGAACGTGTAGAGGAAATAGACAAGGCAGAAAACATAACAAATAAAGTAGCCCTATATTCAGACAAAAATCTTCATATGGATAACTTGGGTGCATTAAAGGTGGGGTACAACATAGTTTCAAAGGAGGCATCGGAAAAGTGGCTAACTCACAGGCTAGTACGTATAGCATCGCCTGAAGAAGTAGCATCTTATTACCGTAAAGACTAATGTCAGTAATACTTCGTTTACCACCATATCCGCTTTCTGTAACCTATAAAGTTCCAGATGAAACAGCAGATTATATTCTTGTTATTGAAGATGTTCCAGAGCAGACAGAAATTGAAGAATTCCTTAGCGGAGAATCTGGGTTAACATCTTCTTCGGAAGGAACTATAACATATCAACTAGACGGAGACTTTGTTAAGTATGATAAATCTTATGCGGTAACTGTTTATGAAGATATTGATGGAGAGCGTGGCGATATAGTAATTGAAGATAACCTACAAATTGAACGCCCTTATGTAGATCCAACAGAATTAGCAATTGCAAATGGTGAAACTTCTGCTACAGATATTGCTAAATATAAAGAGTACGAATCATTAGCAAGAGCAATTATTGACACAATAGTTGATGGATTTTATTATAAACGTAAGTATCTTGAGGTAGTTGGACAAGAAACAGACTATATTCCTCTTTGGGATAGAACACATAAAATTTTAAAAGCATACGAAAATGCAGAACTTGTTTATGATATTAGTGATCCAGATGGCCCAGCATTGGGAGACTTTAATTATTTAATTACTAAAGATAAAACTGCAATTACAAAAGATCCAGTACAAGCAACGGACTCTTTAAATAGAGCGGAAAGACGTCCTGCAAGAATTCCAGTAGCCTCTTCAGATTCCTTTGCAATATTTGATACAGAAGATAGCGGAAATGTTCAAACCATAACTGCTGGCGTAGGATTTCCAAACGGAACAGATTATATTTTCTTGGTAGAAACAGGGTATAAAGTAGTTCCTATTGACATTCAAGATGCTACAAAATTATTAATTAATGATATTAAATGTGGCAAGTTAGATTATTACAAGAGATATGTAAAGAACTACAGCACTGATCAATTTAAAATTGAGTACGATAAGAGAATGATTGAGGGTACTGGAAATATTATTGTAGACAAGATTTTGTCTAAATATGTTGATAATATTGTTCGTCCTGGAGTTTTATAATGAACTCATGTGAAGTTACAGATTTTATGTATCCGATGAAGGCTGATATATATTTTCCAATTCTTACACAAGGAGATTACGGTCAACCTAAAAAAGATTGGGTTTATGATAGAACTGTAATCTGTAATGCGACACCAGTCGGTGGTTTAGGAACAGAAGATATTAAGCCAGAAGCATTTTTACAATATGAAAACAAACTTATTGCAAGGACCCAAAATGACCCCAGACTCTCTTCAAACAATGCCAACAATGCAACAACAAACATACTTGTAACAAATGTAAGAGATGCAAACGATAATATAATTTATAAAGAAACTGCTGGACCAAGATCTGGCAAAGGAACTATTTATGAAATAGCAACAGTTGAGCCATTTACTGGACCATTTGGATCTGTGGAATATTACAAGATGTTATGGCGTAGAACTGAAAACCAGACTGTAGGTGACTAATGATAGTTACAATGAATACAAAAGTTTTTGATAAACAAATGAAAAATATTATTGATTACTCTGTTGGATTTTTAGACGGCATTCATAAAGGTAAAAAAATATTTTTAGATAAGTTGGGTCTTGGAGTAATCAGTGCTCTTGCACAATATGTTGATGTTGAGGCAAGGTCAAATCCAAAAGCATTGCATCATATTTATGAGTGGAATCAAACTGGTAGTCCAAATGCAAGATTGTTTGATTTAAAATATACTGTTAGCAATCTTGGACTATCTATTAATTCTTCATTTAGACAATCAAGAACAGTATCTAAAAACATGACTGTACCATTTTATAATAAAGCAAAAATTATGGAAAATGGTGTTCCAGTTACTATTAAGCCAACTAGATCTAGGGTGTTAAAATTTAATGGGCCAAGTGGGGAAGTATTTACAAGCAAGCCAATCACCGTAGACAGCCCTGGTGGAGATATGGTTTATGGAAGTTTTGAAAAAACTGTTGACGAGTTTATGTTAAGATATTTTAAACAATCATTTTTAAAGGCTTCTGGTATTTATGATTACATTAAAAAGCCAAAACTTTATAAAACAAACATGAAGGTTGGATCAAGAATGGGCAGAAGCAAGGGTATTGATACAGGGTTTAAGTGGATTGCTAATGCAACAATTGGGGTAGAATAAGACTATGAGTATACTAACAGATACTGGTTTTCCACCTATATTTTTAAACAGATATATTTTATCTGAACTAGCATACTATGGACTTGTTGCAGATTCCGATTTAGTTAATCCAACCCCAATGGTCCCAGCACAATTTCCAACAAATATTGAAGATCTATACAACGATAATATTCAAATTAGGCAAACAGAAAGCCCAGTATTAATTGTTTATGATAGATTGATGAGATTTAGACCTACCCCATTTTATGCTCATAAACGAGAACAACTTATATACTTCATATATTCTACAGATGTAGGCAAGTTGATAGATTCTGTGCGTGTTATTTCAAATGCCCTTGATCGTGAAGATGCTTCAGCCCAAGATATAAACTCCTACAGTATTTCAAACCCTATATTAAACTCTGCTGGAGAGGTATCTATTCCGTATAACATTTATTTTCACAATACCAGGGTATATCAGGCTGACGAAAGTAGGGACGTAGCAGAGTTAGCATCGGCAAGAACCCTTTTTGTTAACAAACTGATTATTGAGTATGACTATCACATCAAGACTGAGCCAGATTCTAGATATACATAAACAGCGGTATAATAGGTTTTGAGGAAACACGCCAAACAACTTAATATACTTTATGAAAGAGGTGAAATAATATGCCATATAGCCGTGGTACGTCAAACAACATTATCGTTGGTGCAGCAGCACTTTTCGTTGCTGATACAACTCTAACTCCAGGTACACTGGAGGCTTTTGACGCAAGTGAGTCTTTTAAAGATACACTTTCAGATGAAGCAGATTACACTAACATAGGTTACACCATGAACGGTCTAGAATTGCAGTTCCAACCAGACTTCGGTGAAGTCCAGGTAGACCAAATTCTTGACGTTGCAAAACTATATAAGCAAGGTATGCAGGTTAATCTTGCTACCGCTTTTGCTGAAGCAACACTAGAAAACTTGCTTCTTGCATTAGCATTCTCTGATGCACAACTTACAGGAAACAAGGCAGCATCTACAGGTCAGACACTTAATCTATCTGCAGGTGAACTTGGAGAATGTCCAGTAGAACGAGGAATCGTTGCTGTTGGACCAGGAACTGGAGATTGCGACAACTCTGACTCTGTTGAGCGTGTTTACACAGCATATCGTGCTCTATCAATTGAGAACGTAACTGTATCCGCAAAGCGTGACGAAGCGTCAATGTTTGAAGTTTCATTCCGTCTTCTTCCAGAAGATGCGTCAGGATCATACGGTAAGATCGTAGATCGTACATTTGGTCAATCATAATCTAATTTTAGATTAAAGCAAAAGCCCATCTCTTATGAGGTGGGTTTTTTCTTTTGCCTATGATAGAATAGATAAATCATGGCAACAACAGTTTATCAAAATAAAGTAATAAATCTTATTGATGGAACAGAACTAGAGATTATTCCATTAAAAATAAAATATCTTCGTGAGTTTATGGAGGCTTTTGAAAATGTAAAAAAGGCCGAGGACGATGACCAAGCAATAGATTGCTTAATGGAATGTGTTAGGATTGCTATGAAGCAATATTATCCAGGAATAGCGTTAAAAAAAGATGACATAGAAGATAGTTTTGATATGCCCACAATATATACAATTTTAGATGTTTCAGCAGGAATAAAAATAAACAGGGGATCAGAGGAAACTGTTAAAACTCAGGCAACAGAGAGTGGATCAACCTGGTCTGATTTAGACTTAGCAAAAATTGAGGCTGAAGCATTTTTATTGGGTATTTGGAAAGATTATAAGGAGTTAGAAGAGTCTTTATCTATGCCAGAGTTAATGGCTACACTTTCTAGTCGTAGAGAACTTGATTACGAAGAAAAAAAATTTCTTGCTGCAATTCAAGGGGTAGATTTAGACAAACAGTCTGGATCGTCACGAGGCCAAAAGGAGTGGGAAGATATGAAGGCTAGAGTATTTAGCAAAGGTGCAACAAATGATAGTAAAGACATCTTGGCACTCCAAGGACAAAATGCTAAAAAAGCAGGGTTTGGTATTGGCATGGGATTAGAGTATGAAGATTTGACAAAATAAAATAATAGGTATGTGATAAACTATAAGAATGGAAAAAACTAAAAAAATGAAAAAAGGCTTTTGGGATTCAGTTTGGGCTGGAAACCATTCATATGTTAGTAAAAATAGTACAAAAGAATTGCCATGGGAAACGTATACCTATGATAAAAATTTGGAAGAATTTGTAAATCAAAATAATATTGAAGAATATGATGTTCTTGAACTTGGATGTGGGTCTGGAAATGATACATTATTCTTATCAAAAAAAGCAAAAAGCGTAACTGCCATAGATGTATCTGAGGTTGCAATAAATATTGCTAAGGAAAATAATGTCGGTAGAAATAACGTAGAATTTATTGTGGGAGATTTACACTTTGATTTGCCAGACAAAAAATATGATCTTATATATGATAGGGGTTGTTTTCATAATAATTTAGATATAATAAATACTTATTTTAAAATTTTGTACTCAAGGCTAAAGCCTGGTGGAAAGGCAATTTTAATTTCTGGTAATCTAAATAATAAAAATAACAGATATACCACACCAGATGCCATAAACATCTCAGCAGTAGAATTACCATCCTCTGGCTTATTTCATATAAAATATGTAAAAGAAATAGTGCACGAACTAAACAAGAATTATGAAAACTGCCTAGGCTGGTTTTTTGTTTTAGAAAAAATAGACCCCTTTATTTAATTACCTCCCATATTTAGTTTTTTAGGCATTTAAGGCATTAAAAATACTTGTAAAAATAAGGCCCTTACATGATATAATTAACATAGCCTATAGGAGGAAAAATCAATGGCAACAAGCACGTATGAAGAGGTAGAACTAGTTCTTTTGGACGGTACAAAGATTAAGGCAAGACCGCTTAAAATCTCATTACTTCGTCCATTTATGAAGAAGTTTTCAGAACTAGCAGAGGTGGCAGAAGATAATGACAAGTCAACGACTGTCCTTATTGATTGTGTTCAAATTGCTATGAAGCAATATAAGCCAGAAATTGCAGATGATGCTAAAAAGTTAGAAGAGAATATTGATCTTCCAACTGTTTATAAGATTATTGAATCTGCTTCAGGGGTAAAACTTCAAGATGCAAATGCACTCTTGAACACAGTTCTTGCAAACAATTAAACAATGAGGTGACAAATGAGTGATGTTAATGCCAAAATTGGCGTACAAATTGATACGTCGCAGGCGTTAGCGGAACTTAAAAGTTTACAGCGACAGTTAGCACTATTCCATACTTCGGTATCAAAGGGTAGTGCTTCTGCTGCTGCTCAACAAAGAAACATGCAGCAGAATCTGCTGAACTCAATAAATGCTACTGGTAAATTCTCAGCACAGATGGGTGTCGTTAGAACATCCACAGAATCTTTCACAAATGCTCTTGAAAAAAACAAACTTTCAATGCGGGAATATTTCCGTTATGCTGGCGGATCTACAAAAACATTTGGAAGATTATTTAAATCAGAATTTGACACAATTGGCAAAGTAGCACAAGATCGTGTAAAAAGATTACAAACACAATATATTAAGTTAGGCCGTGATGCAAGCGGTGCAATGAAGGCTATCTCTGTTACTCCAACTAGCCTAAATATGAAAGACTACGGAACACAGGTTGCATTAGCAGCACAAAAGCAAGCATTATTCAATCAGTTAGTAAAACAAGGATCTACAAATCTTTTAAACTTTGGTAAAAATACACAGTGGGCAGGTCGCCAACTTATGGTTGGTTTTACAATTCCTCTTGCCTATCTTGGAACTGTTGCTGGAAAAACTTTTATGGATCTTGAAGCACAAGCCATCAGGTTTAAGCGTGTATATGGAGATATATTTACAACAACAGAACAAACAAATGAGGCTCTTGAAAATGTAAGACAACTTGCAGAATCATTTACTAAGTATGGAATTGCAGTTGTAGATACGATGAAGATGGCAGCAGATGCTGCAGCAATGGGTAAGACTGGTGCAGAACTTACAGCGCAGGTAGCCCAAGCAACAAGACTTGCAGTTCTTGGTGGTGTAGAGCAAGGACAGGCTCTAGAAACAACTATATCTATTACAAACGCATTTGGTACAGCAGCAGAAGATTTGGCAAAAAAGATTAACTTCCTTAACGCAGTTGAAAACCAAACAGTCGTATCTATTGAAGATTTAACTATTGCAATTCCTAAAGCAGGTCCAGTTGTAAAACAACTTGGTGGAGATGTTGAAGATTTAGCATTCTTTTTAACAGCAATGAAAGAAGGCGGAATCAATGCATCAGAAGGTGCTAACGCACTTAAGTCTGGTTTAGCATCACTCATTAATCCAACTAAAAAAGCATCTGAAATGCTTGCAGATATGGGAATTAATATCAAAGCAATTGTTGAAGGTAATCAGGGTGATATTAAGAGTACAGTTATTGACTTTTCAAGAGCGCTGGATACTCTAGACCCACTTAATCGTGCTCGTGCAATTGAGCAGTTATTTGGTAAGTTTCAGTTCTCACGTTTATCAACATTGTTTCAAAACGTAACAAAAGACGGAACACAGGCTGCAAAAGTTCTTGGATTAACAACAAATTCTGTTGAACAACTTGCAATTATGTCTGAAAGAGAACTTGGAGTTTTAGAGGATGCAGTTGGAACTAAGTTTAAAAAAGCAATTGAGGATCTTAGATTAACACTTGAACCAGTTGGCAAAACATTTTTAGAGGCAGTAACACCAATTGCACAATCAGTTGCAGGTTTGCTAGATAAGTTTAATAATCTTGGAGATGGCACAAAGAAGTTTATTGTAGTTGCAACAACGCTGGTTGGAATTATTGGTCCAGTATTATTAATGACTTTTGGTTTATTAATGAACGCAGTAGCAAACGGAATAAAACTATTTGCAATAATGCGTACAGGATTTTTAAAACTTGGTGGAAATAGCAAAATTCTTGCAGAACAAACAAACTATTTATCGGTAGAGCAACTAGAGGCTGCAACAGTAGCAGCATCATTAAACCAAGCACATAATAGACTCACACAACAATTTAATATTGAGGCATCTGCTGTAAGAGCACTTCGTCAAGCATATATTGATGCAACAGTCGCTGCAGCCAACTTTGCAAGAACAAATCCAGGAATGATGATGCCTGGCAGAGGCGGGGCACCAAAGAAATTTGCAAGAGGAACTGCATCTGTACCAGGAAGAGGTAACAAAGATAATGTTCCTGCAGTGCTTATGCCTGGAGAAGCGGTAATTCCAACAGACATTGCACAAAATCCACAAGTCCAGCCAATTATTGAAGCATTGCTTGGCGGTAAACTTCAGGCATTTGGAACTGGAACTGGAGATGCACAACCATTTGCTAACTCTCCAAAGTTCCAACCAAAGATGGATCTTAGTGGGCCTTCAGCACAAGTTCTTAATACTAACCCAAGCCAAATAAATAGTCTTCTTTTGGGCAAATCAGCATTTACAGAAACCAACGAAGCCTTTGCTGCAAGAAACGCAGCACTTCTCGCAAGAATGCAAGGGGCAAAATCTCAAACAAAATCAAACCTAGTATTTGGACATGCTGTAGATCATAAACAGATTTCTGGAACAAAGGTTTCAGAGCAGTTTAGAAAACTTGGTTTTGGAAGAGAAAACCTATACACTGCTGTTGGGTTTGATATTCCTAAAGAAATGAATGGGCAACTAAATAGAAAAAATTCAACAGTTACTGCTGGAGAATATAGACGAGCAATTCTTGATGATAACTCTTTAAGAACAATGACAATAAGTCTTTCTAAGCAGGGAATTCCAGATACAGATGCGCTTAGAGTTGCAAAAGAAATTAGAACTAATTTATTAAAATCTTTAAATTCTTTACCAGATAATGCTTTAATTAATGACAAGATGATTTATTCTAGAATGGGTAATGAAAGGTCTGGAATCATGGGTGCTCTTGCAAAATCTGCAGACCCAATTGTATCTAGATCAGCAAGAACCTTGCTTGGTGCAGCATCTACAAGTGCTGTTGGTGGATCAAGCATTAAAACAGATAAATTAAAATCAATTGATG